CTCTATCAATCTGATAATTTCTTCTATTACCACCCTTAATCTTCGCAGCGTTTTTAATTACTGGGAGGTAACTTTCGTGGTCAGGAGTTGTTGTTCCTCCAGATACATTAAACGTACCTGTTCCATCCCACGGATAAACTTGATCTAATTCTGTGGCTGCGGTTTGGCTAATTTGCAGACCAACACCGTTGCCTTTATAATTCGCTTTTGAATATGACTCATCAACAACACCAGTGGTGTTGAAGATAACTGGTCCAGCCGCTCCAAGATCTGGTATAACCAGTCTTTCCAGTCCATGACCAATCTCGAATATTGTACCAGAACCAATCCAAGGTCTAACAGGATTGGTCAGTGCCGCAGCACCTACGTCGAATAATACTGTGTTATCTGCTGGGAAGATGACCTGAGATCTAGATCTACCGAACTCATCTCTTCCATCTACTACATTTATTGGGCCGAATGGTACTATATCACCAAGCCATCTGATCTCACCCCAATAATCTACATTAAAATAATTTGCGTCTCGTTCAATAACCGCTGTTTGATTTATATCGCCATAGTCGATATTCTCCGAAGAAGAAGTCAAGATCGAACCTTGATCTATTCCAACGAATTCATCTATCTTCGTATTGTCATATACGAATACGGTCAAGAACTACCTCCTATAATTAAAAAGGGTCTGCTTAGATATAAAGCAAACCCCACATATTGAATATTTAGTCTGTTTCTTAGTCGAGTGCGACGTTCAAGGTAATCTTGATTTGGTCACCGTTGTTCTGAATGTTGTAAGGTCCGTTTGTGAATCTCTCAGCGTACATGATTGAACTGTAGAGAGTCGCAGTATTAAGTCCCAATACACCGTTAGATGTAGCAGTCATTGCAGGAGTTGTTACAAACTCGTCTGCATTAGGTACATCGAAGATAGTATAAACATTAGACTCAAGAGTTGTATTACCAGCACCAGAGTTGACATAAAGAATGTCACCATTCTTCAGACCGTGGTTAGTAATAGAAATCTTACCGAAACTAAATGTAATACTTGGGTCAGTAGCAACCTGAATGTTATCAACAAGTGCCTTATCCAGATACACGACCTGTAGCGACCTATCAATACCAATAATTCGAGTTCCAGTCTGAATACCTGCGTTACCTGCAACATACTGACCAAGAGTTAGATCATTGATACTAACCTGTGGGTCAATAGTGATGTAAGAGTTACCAACAACCCCAATACATGGGTCTGTGTTGTTACCCTTAGTAACTGTAGTTCCGATGCCGACACTAGCGGAATGAACAACACCTTGTACTGCGACAGGCATGTTGTTTGCACGAGTAACATAATATCCGTAGATGTTACCAGCAGGTCCCGTGAATGTGAAAGTCTGTTCTGGGTATGTAGCAGTTGTACCACTACCAACGTTCTTAATAACCCATCTCGATCCGTTTAGCAGAATTCCGTACTGCTGGTTGTAATCTTGGTCGCCCCTGTTGTTAACGCAAACTGGATATCCAGTGTTTGCGGTAGTTCCGTAACCATTTACGTTACCGTCAATATACGGTTCAAAGTAAGCAGTTGCAGAGGGAACGTCCCCTTCAGCTGGGTTGGTGTTACTTGTAAAGAGTTTCAATACAAGGTTTCTAGGTGAGTTATCTTCTAGATCTGCAACGAAATTATTTTGCGCTATCAGATACCTGAGTGACTCAATTTCACCAATATTAGGGACTAGTAATGCCATCGATACAACTCCTCTGAGGGGTTAGACTTTAAGAACTATACTTATTTATAGTATTCTACAATTTTAATTTTAGAGAGATTAGTAACCTTCTAATATTAGTCACGCTTACCACGTTAAAGTTTAGGATGTCTCCTGCAACAATTGTGGTATCCCAGTTATTTAGTACATCATCAAAGTATTTATTTGTTGATTGCAACTGAACCCTTTGATTTTGAGTGATACTAGTGAAATTGGGAAAATTCTGAAAACTAGTTTTTGATATGTCAAAAACAATATCTCCAGTTTGATCACACAATACTCGTACATTTTCGATCTTTCCACTTACATCTATAGTTACTCTACCCTTATCTCCAGCAATCATTGGAGTAGTTCCACTATCAATTACATAATTTACAGTTCGGGTAAGATCCGCTGCAGCGGCCAAAGCGATCATGAAAACATTATCAGTACCAGTAGGTGCAGTTGTAAATACAATCTTATCTCCAGAAATATTATAATCCGTTGCTGGATTTAAAAGTAAATTATTCTTGGATACAATCAATTGTTGATTGTTATTTGGACTGTATGCAACACCTTGATCAGTTAATGAGAATGTTTTACCAATCCCATTCATTCCAGCAATAGTATCCAGTACGATATTACCGTATTGAATCGATTTTGAAGGAATTTCATAATCAACACCAACGTTATAATCGCCAGGTTGATTTAAGGTAACTAGATAATCTGCCATTATGAAACGCCTGGTATAACTAAAACATTTCCCTGTATGGGTCTTGTTTTATATGAGTTGGGTGAAGTCAAAACGAGATCATATACGTATCTTCCACCTTCTATTGAAGTAGTAATCGTGCTAGCAAGAGCAACTTTCACTTGTCCGTTTATCCTATCAGGAAAACTAACAACAAAAGCATTGAATTTTGTAGCGTCAGGGTGTTTCTTAATCTTAGATTCGGCAGTATAGCCAGTCAAATTCAAAGACGAATTATTATTATTTTTAATAGTAAAGGTTGCTTCAAAATCTACGCCCTGATCAAGAACTAAATTGACATTTCTTGCCGTCATAGTGAAATAGGAAGATTTTAGTTATTTATGACAATTTACTCAAAACTACGTTCAACATAGACTTGATCTCATTCATTTCATCCTTTAGGTTATCAAGTTCTTGTTTCTCTGTTAGTTTTTGATTTTTCATTCGCAGATAATTATCATATTCACTATCCGAGCAATTAAGAATTGCACCAGATTCAACATCTCTATAAAGCGATGTACTATCTTGGACTTTTATTTTATCCATTAGATAGAAGCAATCGCTCTCAAATCACGGAGTTTAGGAACAAACGCATAGTTTGTACCACTCATAATAATTTTAATTTGGAATCCATTAAACTGAGGTAGATCTCCAATACTGAACTTATACTCTTTATAGTCAGCTTCAGTGGAAGAAGAAAGAATCCTTCTATCTGGTTTTCCGTTATTCTTAGCCTTATTGATAATTAAACCATTAGAATCTAAATTATCATAGCCTGGGAATAGTTCAAATAACTGATATTGTGGTGGAGCATCTACTCTGAATATCCTATAAAGGACCCTAATATCATTTGTTGCATGTCTGTATGCATCAAACATGACTGTCAATCCATCAGCAGCCTTTTCAAGATTAACAATCTTAGAAAGATAAACTGCAGCACTTGGATCACCATCAAGAGAATTAACTCTCAAATCACTTGCATAGTCAGTAACCTTGGAGTTAATTCTATCCATTGTTGTGATAAGATTAACTCTATCCAAGTCGATCATTGGAGTTACTTTTGAATCCTGAGTCTTCATAAAGAACTGCATAGTGAATGACTTCCTGCCAGGGAAATCTGCCAACTTATTCAGCTCATTAATCTTAGAACTAACGATTCTTGGAGAACTCATTGTATTATTACTATTCAATGATATTGGTTCATATCCCTGATCAACATAGGCAGTTAAAGAACCATCTGGACTATTACCACTAAATGTTCTTATCTTAGCATCAATTGTTGTTCCATCAGGTTGAAGGGTTCCAACATTAGGTCTAACAAGATTGAATGGAATATTCTGTGTCGCTCTTGGTCCGAATGGAACACCAACCATTACATATTGTTGGTCATAACTACCACCAGACTTAGTTTCTTTCCAATGTAATTCTGGGAATCCACTAGAGTTTCCAGTTGCTCTATCTACTCCACGACTTGAAACTCCAACTTTAACCCAATAATGATCAACATCAATTGGATATGTAGAATGATCAACATCAGTGAATTTGTGGGATGTATTAAGTCTTCTTAATGAAACTCCATTTAATTCATACTTAAAGATCTTATCATTAATGTTATAGTCGCCAGCCTTAGTAGTATCAAATGATCTAGTAATACCAGTTATAGTAGCTTGAGAAGTATTAACACCAGTGTATTGAATAACCTCATTACCAATATTAGCATAGCCTGGATTGGAACTATCAACTACTAAATTCTCGAATGAAGTAAAGATACCTACAGAAGATACTTTAATATCCGAAGTACTTGAAGAATCAAAAGAAGCAGTTACTTTTTCTGGTTTAACATCTGGTTCAATTCCAAATAATTCAACTTGATCCTGAACTGAATACATACCATGATTATTATGTCTTACTCTGAAATGTACTCCATCAGTTACAGTGTTTAGGTACTTAATAGCACCACCATTAACTACCGTAGTTCCACCAGAACCAACATAAACAATAGCAGAAGAAGCATCGATCTTAGGTAATCCCTGTACTCTGTTAAGTAGTATTGTGTTAAATGCACTAATAACACCAACGTTATTTGGAATCGTTAATCTTAGATCTTTACCAAAGTTATCAGTCTTAGATGTATCAACAGTTAATACATCACCAGCAGAGTATCCTGTACCACCTATCGATACAGTTGCAGCAACACCAACTCTGTTATTAACGTGAAGTTTAATCTCAGCACCAGAACCACTACCAGTTTGTGCAATTAGTGGAACATTATTATAAACAATAGAAGAATTAGTAAATCCAGATCCAACATTAGTTAGAACCAAAGCACTTCCAATTCCAATTGCACCAAGAACTTTACTTAAGTTTGCACTAAAGTTTGGATTATTCTGTTGGTAAATTGTTGTACCTTCAGTAAGTCCTGTAATCTGTGCGGAAGTTAAACTATTAGCCAATCCAACAACTTTGTTATGCTCAAGCATATCAATTGGATTAAGAGCAAGTGAAACAATTTGTCTGTTTCCAATCTCTAAATCTGGGTTATAGAAATTAACTCTACCAGTTTCAGTTGTGAAGTCTGCCCTATAAAGATTAAACTTAAGGTCTTCCAACTGACTTGGATCCCATGTTGCACCGTTCTGTGACTTGAACAACGAACCAAGTAATGGTTGAGAAGAAACAATAATCTTCTCGGAATCTGCAGCATTAACTGTAGTAATATCTTCTTCACCCATTCTGGAGATAAAGACATAATATTCGTTAGATGCAGATAGTAGAACTAGACAATATTCACCACCACCTTCAAGATAAACAGGAGAAGGGAATGTAAATGTTGTTGCCTTAGAACCATCCTCAGATAATACAACCTCAGATGGATCAAGAACTACTTCACCAAATGGTAAAATGTCTTGAGTAGGCAAACCAGTTTGTAGTGTTCTTACTTGAAGAGTAACAGGTAATTGGTTTGTATCCTTTGCCCTAAAGAAGACATCACACTTAGTTAGATAAACACCGTTAATATCTGGTACTTCAAATGATTGTGCAAGAGGGTCGACCCATCTTGTTTGACTTGTTGACCTGTTATTGAAACTCGTATCAACGACAAGTCTGCTGTCAGTATCAGAGAGTGTTCTGTCAGATGACTGAGGTATGCGTTGAACATCAGCA